AGTATAACCACCATATTGCTAGAACTAGTGACCCTGAAAACAAATACAAGTTTCGTGTACTTGTAGAGCTAGACGCTGTTGTAGACGTAGAAGATCGTATGTGGACTTCTTTTATAGAAGAAGTAGGTATTGAACTTGGTTTTGTTATAGACAACCTACCTAAGAGCCAGATTTTCTTTTCTTACGCAGGAAGAGATATCCATACGCAACTAGAAGGCATACCTATGAAAGTTAAGCCACTGCTAGACCGTGCAGCTATACGATTACGTGATAAGCCAAAACCTGCTAGAGAGCTTCCAAATGCTAATAAACAGCAACTACTAGATGACCCACGTACTACGTTTGAATTTGCGTATAACGCAGAACAAGGAGAACGCAGCAGGTTAATGTATAGATGTCTGGCCTACGCAATTGATCTAGGGGCTAGTGAAGAATATGTGACAACTCTAGCACACGAGGTTGATAACTATTGGGTTACACCTATGGACCCAGATCGTTTGTTACACACACTAATAAACCCAGCGTTAAGGAGAATGTAAGTATGTGGGAGTGTGTTGATAAAAAAATACTTTCACATGAAGATTTACACAAAGAATGTGTATCTATTGTATACGAACTTGAGTTTGAAGACGGTACACTATACATAGGAAAACTAGTAGTTAGGTCTATGCGTAGGCTAAAGCCCACTAAGGCTCAGTTAGCTATCCGCAAAAACTACAAAAGAGTAGAACTTAAAAATATACCTTTTGTGAACTACACAGGGTCATCAGAAGAAGTTAAAGGTAAAATTGCAGTAAGAAAAGAAATACTACACCAGTGTAGCAATAAAAAAACTGCAACATATCTGGAAGCAAAAGAACTATTTACTGCTAATGTTTTATACAACGACAGTTACTTAAATAAAAATATTAGTGGTGTTTACTTTGAAAATTCGTTAGACGGATTAATTTTACTTAGTTAGGAGAAATATTATGGGACTAGACATGTATCTAGATGCCGATATTTATATTGGTGCAAAGCACGATCATAGAAAAGTTAGTGGTAAAATTGAAATTGAAATTGAAGGTTTACTAGTACCTCTAGGTATAGAAGATGTTGAGTCTATAACAAAAAACATAGGTTACTGGAGAAAAGCTAATGCAATACATAATTGGTTTTTAGAAAATTGTACATGCAGTGAAGAGGGACAAGAAGCGTCTGTGTCAATAGACGATCTAGAGAATCTAGCGGTAGCTTGTGAGAAAGTTTTAGCTTATAGAACACTAGCAGAAGACATACTTCCTACAAGCAGTGGGTTTTTCTTTGGTTGTACAGACTACGACGATTACTACTATGAAACACTTAAAGATACTTTAGATGTAATAGACAAAGCTAAAGAATTAAAAGATACGTTACCTCTTAGTGCTTACTTAACATTTAAGTACACAGCTAGTTGGTAGCCAATAAAATAACTAATAAACAACGTGGGGTACTATGTCATACCTAAAAGTAACTTATGAAGTGTACAACACTTTATTTAAAATAAATAAGGTACTTAAAAAGCTAAACACACACAGTATATTAGCATTTGACGTTGAAACTAGATCTGCTTACTCACAAAAAGAAGTTAAAGAAGCTAAAGATCTACTAAAACATCCTGAACTTATAAAACCTGAGTACCTAATCCTAGTTAAACAGGTAGCTAAATCATCAGGTTTGAGTTGTCCACAGCTTATACACACGACACACTTTATATTTGGTTTGTCAGAAACTGAGAGTGTGATACTGATCGCACCAGATAAAAAGACAGAAGTAGCCTTATGGAATTGGGTTGTACAGTACAAAGGTAAATTGTTAATACATAACACAGGGTTTGATTTAAAGATCTGTTACCAGCGTACAGGACAGTTTCCTGTTGATTACGAAGATACTCAACTACTAGCTAAGTGCTACATGAATAACGCAGAAAACTGGAAGGCTAGAACAGGACTTAAATTGTTAATGGGACAGTACTATGATCCTAAATGGAGTTTGTTTGAAGACTACAATGTTGAAAAACTAAACAACAAAGACTTTGTATCATACTGCTCAATTGATGGTGCTGCAGTAGTAATGCTGTGGAACCAATTAAAGGAGTACGTAAAATGAAAACCAAGATAGAGTACAGAGTAAATGGCTGCTTAACTGACATAGAGACATCTGCTAGTAGTATATTTGTGGAGGTGTTGTGATGTCAGGCAACATGTACCAACTAAGGCACCCTAACAAAATACCTATAGGTGGGTATTTTTTTGTGGATGGTCCTTTTGATGCTCATGGTTATGTACTTCAACATATACATACCAACGAAAAAGGTACTCTGCACCTAATAAGAGGTACTGGTACTAAAGACAGGAGGAATAAAAAATGAGACCTTGGCAAATACTACCAGTACCGTACCCTAAAGACTTTGATCCTTCAAAGGAGCAGCCAGACTATTTCTACCAAAACTTTGTAAAACACTTCATACCTGACATGATTCAAATGACTTCTGTTGGATTGAATATAGACCAACAAGCAGTAGAAGAGCTAAGAAATACTATAGATACTGTACTAGAGTCTGTATCTGAAACTCTTGAAAACAACACACTAATTAAGGAGTATCAAGAACATACACATCCTTACTTGGTGAAAGAGTATAAAGATAAAGTACTAGGCAGCGTCAGAACAGTTGAACATTATGTTAAGGAATACAACCCAAAAAACATTACACATAGGACTTACGTAGTTAATAACTATGTTGAGAATAAAAAAGTACACGAAGTTAAAAGCAAGTGGACTATTTCAGACATAAAAAAGCTAAACACATACGTAAAAGAAAAATTCCTTAGTATGATTATTGATGGTTCTGTGTCTGTAAAAAATAAGTTTGTTGTAGGAGGTATGCTGACTATGGCGAAAGATCAGTCTGCATTATGGAACAAACCTAGATACGAAAAATCTGATATACCAGTAGAAATTCCTAAGTTCAATCCTGGGAGTAACAAGCAATTACAAGAATTTTTTGAGCTGCTGAAAGTATCTCCTATTACTGTTAGTAAAAAAACAGGTAACGCCAGCTGGAACCGAGATAACATAGAACTTTTGTATAAAATTAGTTCTGATAAAAAGTTACTAGAAGTGTTACAAGCAGTAATTGACCACTCATTTAGTGGTATAATAAGAAATAACTTCCTTGCTGCATTCGACAACTTTACTGTTGACGGAGTACTGTACGGAAACATTAAGTTATTTGGGGCTAAATCGTTTAGAAACACCTCTAACGGCCCTAACTTACTTAATATGCCTAGTAGTAGGTCTATATACGCTAAACCGCTTAAAAGGTGCTTTACGGCTCCCTGCGGGTACATTGTATACGCAATAGACTACAGTGCATTAGAAGACAGAGTAATAGCAAATTTATCAGACGATAAAAATAAACAAAATATATTTTTAGAAAACCTTGATGGTCATTCGCTTAACGCTTGCGGTTACTTCCCAAAAGAAATAGCAAAAGTACTAGGCGAGAACAAAGACAATGTAGCTTACGTTAAAGAGTTTTACAGACTAGTAGAAGATGAAAAGCATCCTATACTTTCTAAGATACGATTTATCTCTAAAGCTCCTACTTTTAAACTTGCTTATGGTGGGTATCCTGACGCAAGTAAAGGAGGAGTAATTACACAAGACATATTTGATAATTATCATAATGTCTTATACCCATCTATAACAAAGTATAGAGAAGAATACGTATTACCTTTTGCTAAAAAGAATGGATATGTGCATCTAGGGTTAGGTTGCAAAATATACTCAAATGAAGCAGAAAGTCATATTCGTACACTACATAACGCAACTTGTCAGTTCTGGAGCATACTAAGTTTAATAACTGTAAACGAAATTAACTACCAGATACGAAAAGAAGGTTTAGAGGAACAAATTAAAGTTTGTTCTACTATATATGACTCTATATATTTTGTAGTTAAAGAAGAAGCTGAAGTTATTAAGTGGCTAAACAACATACTAGTACCAATAATGAACTCAGACTACTTGGTGAATGCACCTGTTGGAAATGAATGCGTAGGAGAAATAGGTAAAAACTGGAGTGACTTACACACTATAAAAAATAATGCTTCTATTGAAGAAATAAATAAAGTAATGGAGAAAATCAACAAATGAAAAGTACTATAGAAAATAAAGAAGAAATACTAGACGCAATGGCAAACAGTGCTATTAAAGATCTAGACATGAAAAATTTATTGGAAATTGCTTATGAGTCTGCATACACGTACTTAGAAACACTGACAGACGCAGAGCTAATGGAAGCTATTTTAACTAGGATGCCAGATTTAGAACCAGATGTAGTCTGGTCATAGTAAACAACATACGTGTTACAACAGGAGTAAAAAGTATGACAAACCCACTACACTACGATAACAGTGTCAATTACTTACCAGATAACTGTGTATTAAAAATTAGCCCAAGCAAATTTAGCAAGTTTGTTAATAGTAAACATAACTGGTACAGAGAAGAAGTTTTAAAAGAAGAAGGGTTCACCTACAGCACAGCATCAGTATTAGGAACTGTAGTTCACTATGTTGCTGAAGTAGTAGGAAAAAAAGGAAATATCAGTAAAGATTCTATTTATAGCTATATAGATTCTTTTGAAGAAAACGATGATTACTGTAAAGAAACCGTGCTATCTAACTTTGAATCAATGTCAAGTGTGCTAGTTAACCAGTACATACTATCTAATATGGATAACTTCTTAGAAGTAGAATCTAAAGTGTTCGCAGAAATTAAGGATAGCTACTACGCAGCTGGAACACTGGACATACTTTTAGGCACTAAAGACGACTGTATGGTAGGTGACTACAAAACGTATAACAGTAAGTACCCACCAAAGACTATACCTAGACACTATAAGTACCAGTTGCTTGTGTACGCGTATATTCTAACAAAGCTAGGGTATACGGTAAGTCGTGTACAGCTTATATACGTTAATAGGCATATTGATGGTGGTGTTAGTGAAAAAACAGGTAAACCTTTAAAATCTTACCCTCCTGAAGTTGCTGTATTAACAGAAGTAATAACAGAAGAAGACATAGCATTTATAACATCTCTACTTGAGCTGGCTGTGGAATCTTGTGTTAGTACCATAAAGTATCCAAATCTTACACACGTAATTTGGCAAGACATGAGGCTTAAACAATGAGTAGTAGACACGAACCAGCAGGTACACGAAGCTATGATAGCAACCCTAGATCACCATACTATGATGAACCTGATGATCAGGCAGCGTATGAATTAGCTAGGGAACAAGAACTTATAGCAAAGGCTGAAACACAAGAAGAAGAAAGACTAGATATATATTTATTTGAATAACACAGGAGAGAACAATAATGGGTGCTAAAATACTAATAAATGGTATTAGTGGTTCAGGCAAAACCACTTTAATGAAATCACTAACAAATACTTTCGTAGTATCAAGAGACGGAAAAGCTTTTCCTTTTAACATACCACACATGCTAGTTCCTACATTCTACAGTATGAATGCACTTATTAACGGTGGAGTAGTAAAGAGTGAAGGAGAAGAAATTGAAGTTGAAGGTTTCTTTGACAAGCTAGAGAAGTACAAGGAAGTTATAGGAGACTACCCTAAAACTATAGCTATAGATTCTGCGTCTAAACTAATGCAGGATATTATTGATTTTTCAAACTTAAACTTTACTAACTTCGATATTCATTCACATATTAATAAAGAAGTAGCTGTGTTCACATCGTTTGTGCAAGAAGATCTTGTAGCTAATGGTATAAACGTAGTTATTCTTAATCATGTAATGGATAACGACAAAAAAGGTTTAGTACCTATCGGTCAAGGAAAGTTTAAAGATAAAGGAGGTTTTTACGGGGAAGTAGACCACTCTATACTAGTAAGTGATATGAAAGTTCATCACAGAGGAGTAAAAAATCAAGCTAGGACTACTATCGCAGAATTGCCTGATACTCAGTACGTAGAAAACATTGTTGATCCTTCAAAAAGTAAGAAGCTTAAAGAAGGTGAAACTTACTACGATCTGCAGAAACACATAGATTTGATACTAGAAACTCATAATAACAATTCTGAGTGGTCGTTTTAATGCGTACCGTAGAGCAAGTGGAGTATGTAATAACTAATTCTTCATTTGTTGAAATAGATAACTACTTTTATCGTGTAGAGTCTTACACTTCAGACACAGAAGAAAAAATGTTGTATTTATTTGATGAAGACGGAGGTGAAGAAGTAATATATGACTTAAACAATGAACAAGACATGAATATTCTGCAGTACGCAGGTTTCTACGAAATACGATTAATAGATGTTTAATGGCAGGTAGGAAAGACTACCAAGAAGTTAGCAGTAACAACGGGACT